ACATCCAAACCCAAATAGCTTGGATACAAACATTTGGCAATTAACATTGCAAGATTTGAATGTTCAATTCCCAATTAGAACTGCTGCTCTTGATGATATCGATGGTTTAGAATCAAATGTTGTAGCAGATATGTTGTTAGAATTCTCACAACAAGAAGCTCTTTCAATGATTCAAAACAACGATCAAGTTGAGGTTTCAGTTGGTGATAACACAACACCTTATGGCGGTTCTGACGGCTTACGCGGTCTTAATCAATATGCTGGTGCGGCTGGCACATACGCTGGTGGTCAAACAACAACTGCGGCATTTGGTTCTACAGGAACAAGCTCATCAAGCGGTTTACATTCAATCGCTACTTATGACCAATTAATTCCTAATGGCTCTGATGCTGAAGGTGCTGGTAATGGTGTAGGTCTATTTAACAATGTTCAATATAAAGACATTGTGAATTTCATCTATGCTTTACCACAACAATATTGGACACCAACTGCTAAATTTGTTATCAATCCACTAATGCTTGCAGCAATTCGCGGTTTAGTTGATGACAATGGTCGCCCAATTTACATTGACGGCTTATCAAGAGATGACGGCATTGTTGGCACTTTACTTGGTTTTGATGTTGTAGTTAATAAGTATGTTTCTAACCCACTTATTCCTACTACACCAAGTCCTTCAGTAGATACAAACGCTTTCCCAATTTACTTTGGTGATTGGAATCGCGGTCATACAATCGTTGATCGTTTAAATATGGTTATGCGTAGATACGACCAAACATTGCCAGGCTATATCACATTCTATGGTGAGAAGCGTCTAGCAACATCTGTGGTCGATCCATTCAGTATCATTCGTTATAGATCAGCACAATATTTAGATTAATTCTAAATTTGTTGTTCAGGGTGGGGGAGCAATCCCCCTCTCTCTAATTTTTTAGGAAAGAAAAATGAATACATCTGAAAGAATTTTAAATGGCATAAAACAAGCACTAACTGAAGGTAAAGCTACAGTTAATCTTGTAAAAAAAGAAGCCCAACAAGATGTAAATGAAGCATCTCAACTTACAGGTAGCGGACTAGACAAAGGCGGAAGAACTTATTTTGATGATGCTTTTGCGGCACTCCGTTTAGCAAATCCGTTTAGAGGATGGGCGCGCGAGGTAACTTTTACAGGTTCAGCGGCTCAATTTGTTGCTAAAACAGGGAATGTTTTAAATCAAGTAAGCCCTAATAATCCATGGGGTTATACATTTACACCTAATGACGGCACTCCAGGAATTGCTACTTCAATTTGGCAATTACCTACAAGAAATTTATCAGCACAATTACCATTAAGAACTGCATTATTATCTGATATTAATAATATTGATGAAACAATTGTTAGCGATTTAATACTTGAATTTTCTCAAGCAGAAGCTTCAGCTATGGTTTTAAATGTCGATCAAGCTGGCTCAACAACTTATACTACAGGCGCAACTAATGGCGTTCGAGGATTGATTACATATCCTGGAAGCACAAGTGCGGCTTCATACGGATCAAGCGGAACTGCAATTACTAACGGACTTCATACAGTAATTTATGAAGCATTTAGTCCAACTGCTCCAACTTATGAAGATTTAGTTAATACTTTAAATAAACTTCCTGCACAATATTGGTATTTACCTTCAACTGCATGGATGATGCACCCAAGTCTTATTGCTAAATTAAGATTAATGACTGCAACAGGTGGTTTACCATTGCTTTTAGAAGTTGGTGATAAAGATGGCGGAGCATTGTTATATTTATTTGGCATTCCTGTCATTCCTAACTCTTATTTCCAAACTGCTGGCGCTGGTGCATTTATGGGAACTTTAGCTTGTTGGGATCAGTTTATGACTATTGCTGACAATGAAGAAATGACATTAAAACGCTACGACCAAACCAAACCTGGCTTTGTAACTTTATATGCTGAAAAGCGTGTAGTTTCTACAGTTAGAAATCCTAGTGCTGGTGTGTTTATTTACGCGAGTTAATTATGGCTGATACTTTAGGACAAATACCATTTGGTGGTGGCACTAGAAATCCGTTCAACTATGATAAGTTTGAACAAATCAATCGTGCATTAACAACAAGTTGGCTAACATTAGAGGAAATCACTAATCAATTAAATTTGTTTGGTGATGAATCACAAGATTCTTATTTAGAAGGTTTAGAATTAGCGGTTCGTATGCACATTGAGGATTATCTTGGTATGCCTATATTCCCTGTTTCATATCGTTCTTATTATGGTCTTGGTTCTTTGTATGCTAATCCTGTTTGTTTAGATTTGCCTGAAGTATCTTATAAAGATAGTTTTAATACGGGTGGCGTTGTTATTAATAGTGTTAAATATTACAACAATGCTAATCCTGTAGTTATTACAACTTTAGCTACTTCTGCTTATGTTTATGATCCAACAGGTAACAAAGTAATATTGCCAGGCGGAATGCCTAGCGATGTTAATACAGTTGTAACCTCACCTATTGTTATTGAATATACAGTTAATCCTAATTTCTTACAGGCTTATCCTGTTATCAAACAAGCGGCTTTATTGTTATTAACTCATCTTTATAACAATAGATCAGAAACAACTTTAAGCAAGTTACAAAATATACCTTACGGAGTGGATGCACTTTTAAGACCTTATAAACCATTGGTGATGTAAATGGCAATTAAACGCTACGAGAATGTGGATGTTAATGATCTAACATTTGGCACTGATGCCTATGGTCAATATACCACTACAATAACAAAGAAATTTACAACTAGACCTTTAGTGTCTGATGTAAAGAATTCACTTGCTATTACGGAAAGATATCGTGTATATCAAGACCTTATCCAATTCACTATGAATTACACGCCTTGGATGAAGGATATTGTGGACAATCAAAACCTTTACTCTATTACTTGGCGCGCTAAAGATTGGCGTATTACTGATGTTCTTGAATCTAATGACAGAATGTCAGTTACCTTAATGTGCTATCGTTCTGATCCTGAAACAAAGGTTTAAAATGGCTACTCAACAGAATGTAAATGATTATGCAAAGTCGATACAATGGCAGTTAAGTGATATAATATCACCTGTGCCTGTGTATGCTAATTTCAACAGAAATTTTGCTACACAACCTGACTTTGTAACTTGGCAATTAAGAAATGTGCATCAGCCTGTTTATACAGGTTCGTTTCAGGATAATAAAGGTATTGATACACCTACTTTTCAAATAAGTGTATTTTCTACTTCAATGGCAAACAGTTTTGAAACTGCAAATAGTATTTTGCAAGCGCTTCATGGTTATAGTGGAATATTTGGTGATTCATCCGATCCTTCAAGTTTTCCAATATCTAAAGCTGATGTAGTGTGGTTATATAATGGATACGACAATGAGATCAATCTATTTAACATCTTTATGGATTGCACCTTATATATTCCAACATAAGATTTTTTGATTATTTAATGAAAAGGAAATTTAATTATGGCACTTCCAAATAAAGTTTTACCTGGGTTTAGCGCAACCCTTTACGCTCAAGATGGCGCAAATCCAACACCATTAACACTTGAAGAATTAAATACATGGGCTGATGTAAATGCAATTGCTATTAGCTCAAATGTAATTCCTGTAGAAGCAGTTCCAGCATTTGGTCAAGATGATGCAGTTGCATCTTTTGGTGTAGCAGGCGCTCGTCAATCTGATAAGATTCCTACTCAAGCTGCCCCTACTTCAATGACAATTACTGCGGCATGGAATCCTGCTGATACACAATTACAATTAATGAGAACTGATGCCTACAATGGCACTATTGACAGAACTTTTGTTGTTCTTGCTACTGATGGTTTAGGTGCTGATGTTGCATACGCTTTTGTAGGTCGAGTTGGTGAATTTAAAGTTGATTCAAATCCAACTGCCGAAGCTAAATGTATGTTCACAGTTCACCCGCGCGGTAACTTATATGGTTGGACAAACAACTAATTAAAAAAGGAAAAGAAATGACAACACAAGTTAAAACAACTGATGATCTATTAAGTTATTTGGTATCCCAAGCTGGTTCAGGTCAAAAGAATTGGTTTGGGTTTGCCCAACAACGCTTAACAGGAATTAATTTAGCGCATGAGATTGCAAAACACCATGCGGATAAACTTACACCTGAAGAAGCAGTTGATTATGCAATTAAATTAAATAATGCGATTTATCATAAAATAATTAAGGCAGATTAATGGAAACAAAATTTCAAGTGTCAGGAGTTTCTGAAACGCTTGAAGTATTTGAGGATTTAAGAACTCAAATAGGTGATAGCAAAAAAACAAGTAGAATCCTTGTAAAGACTGTTGCCGAAGCCATGAAGCCTGTATTAGCTATGGCTAAAGGATTAGTTCCTAAAGATACAGGATTGTTAGATCAATCTTTATCTATTGTAAGTCGCAGACCTACAAATAGAGATATGAAATCAAAATATGTTCAACCTACTGATTCCGCTATCGCTTTAGTTACCACTAGACCAATCCCTAAAAAATTAAAAACTGCTCTTAATGCGGCTCATGGAAATTTAAAAGGTGCTGAATACAAAAAGGCTAGAAAAAATTTTTATAGAGAAGCTGGTGTTTTTTATGATGCTCGCGCTATAGCAAACGAATTTGGAACTGCAAATAGAGGTGCTAAACCTTATTTAAGAATTTCATTAGAAAGTCAGCAACAAGCAGTATCAAATTTATTAGGCAATCTTTTAAAAATAAATATAGAAAAATTTAAAGCTAAAAACCCAACCACAAAAGGAAAATAAGATATGAGTAAATTAGGATCAGCTCTTGGTAAAAAATACGAGGAAAATAGGCTATCTGTTTTAACTCGAACATTTGAATTAGGAAATCATACTTTTAAAGTAAGAATTCCAGCAGTAAATGAAATTGAAGCTATTTATAATTACTTTAAAACACCTGATGAGGTTAAAGTAGAAGAAGCTTATCAATTAATGATTAAAGACCTTCAAGGTATTACAACTGAAGAAGGTGTAGAAGTTACAGATAATGATATTATTGTGGATGGCAGATCAATGAGGGAAGCTGCCAAGAATAAGCATGTTTTACAATATAGAATTGTAGAATATATTAAATTACTTATTCCCGAAACAGGATCATTAGAAGATTTAAATTATGAAGATGTGGAATCAGAATTTCCACTTGCAGTTCAATTAACTTTAGTTGATAAAATTAATGAAGTTATAGCTCCTGATTATAAGGAAGTCCGCTCAAAGTAACTCGCTCGTTAAGAACTCAAGTTAAAGCTGCTATGGTCTTTAACGGGCATACAATACAACATATTGACGCATTAGATGAAGCTACAATGAATGAAATATCTATCATGTATGCTGATGGGTTACTTGGAAATAAAAGTCTTATAACAACCCTAGGAACGCTTACTGCGGGGGTATTTAATTATATGCGCCCAAGTAGTAGTTTGCCTTATGATCTAAAAGGTGTCATTGGTAGTGCTTATGGTTATATCTATGAAGATAAAGAAGCTGATCCTAGTGATTCATTATTAACATTTATGAGCCAAGCACCAGGATTTAGTATAGATAAATTTAAAGGCGAATAATGGCTATTATTTCAAGATTAGCGGTTTTACTTGGGCTTGATGCAGGCGAGTTTAATGCAGGACTTGGCGCAGCTAAAAGCAAAGTAGAAGGATTTAGTATTGGCGCTAAAGCTGGACTTGCGGTTGTTGCTACCGCTTTTATAGGTGCTACTAAAGCCGCAATAGATTATGCCGATAAAATAACGGATGTTGCAAAAGCAAATGAGATGTCCGTTGCTTCAGTATTAAGGATGTCGCAAGCAT